ATGTGGACCCACTAGAACTCCTATCCAATTTCTCTGAGTTGGGTATGGATATGACAGACGATCAGAGAGAAAAAGCCCAAGAAGTCATTATTCCAGTAATCATTGTTTCACAGGTTGCAAATGTAATGATTGGGATGAGGAGGTAATATGAAAATAATCAAGAAGGTTGTAAAGGGATTCTTTACATGGCTAAAAGATGCGGGAGTGGAAGTAATTGCACAAGCCTTTACTCTCCTAGGCTTCTTCATCGCATGGCTAACTTTGACGGGATCAGCCAGAGACATTGTTGGTATAGCAGTACTTGCAACAACAGTAATCTGGTTAATTACAATTCCGCTTAGAAAGGAAGACTAATGAAAGATAAGGTAATTTATGTATTGGCTATTCTAGTAGGAATAGCAATCATTACTGCCATTGTTGGTGATTACGTAACAGCAGCAATGGAAACTCAAGTAACCCATGAGCCTGTAGAAGTATCTGCAGAGGTAATGACATTAGTACAAACTGCTCTTGGAGGTCTCATTGGAATCATTGGTGGTTACTTTGGGGCAAAGGCAAATAATAAGGATAAGGAGGACTAACATGGCAACTAAAAAGGTAGTAGAGGCTCCAAAGAAGGAGCATCCTCAAAAGGCTCTAACAAATATTCTGATGAGAATCGTAGCAGTATTCGCTGCTTCTGGCCTATCAGTACTTGGTGCTGGTGCAGTAGTAGGAATTGATACAGTTCAGGCAGTATTACTAGCAGGATTACTAGGCGTAGCAACAGTCATCGAAAGACTGGCAAGGGCTTTTTTGGACGATGGAAAACTCACATTGGCAGAGATCAATGATGCGTTTAAGACGGTAGATAAAAAGGCTAATTAGTCATTCTTGACCTTAGTTGACAGCCCTCTCTGGGTAATGGTATACTTGATTATATCTATCTAGAGAGGGCTTTTGCCATGACTTGTATTGCAGTAGTAAAACATGAAGATAAAATCTACATGGCAGGAGATCGTGGTGCCTCAGATGATGGTACTATTTTAGCATTAGATGCACCAAAAGTTTGGAAAATTGGTCCATACCTTATTGGGTATGCAGGTGCAATGGACGGAGAAAGAATCCGTTATAACTTTAAGCCAACTGCTCCCAATATTAAAGACACAGATAAGTTTATGCAAACAAAATTTGTAAAAGAACTTCGTGAATTCTATAATGAATTTTGGGTGGACACATCAAAAGACGGAGACCTTGGTTTGATCATTGCAGTTCGTGGTGAAATTTACGAACATAGTTCTGCAGACATGTCTTTATCTAAATACACACTTCCTTATCTTGCTATGGGTTCGGGAGCAGAGTATGCTCTTGGAGCACTTCATGCAACAGATAAACAAAAGAATGCACGAAACCGTGTGGTTGCAGCAGTAAATGCAGCAATTAAATTTAGCCCATCTTGCATGGGTCCAGTTGACATCGTTAGCCTTTAAGGATATAATTATAGTATGAACGAAGAGTTATCAGTAGAAGAACAAGAGTTCGGTATTTGGATTACAAATGGAATTGAGCGGGGATGGATTACAGAACCGTATTGCAATACTCATGACGGTGGATACCAATACATGAGCGAAGAAGAGATTGAAGAGTGGGACCAAGGTGGAGACCCATGTTGTCATGTCGTCAGATTGATGATATCGTAAAATGAAAAGGAATACAATGAAGAAGGCACTACTAGCAGGACTATCAGCAACACTTTTATTTTCGGTAATTGCACCAGCACAGGCAGAAGATCAAAAGGTTCTTGCCATTATTGACTCTGCTATTAACTCTAACAACTTTCCATCAATTATTTATGAGGCTTGCTTTACAACTGTAAAGTCAAAGATTGTTTCACAAAATATGTCTTGCCCTAACGGAGAGTTGTTCATGGAAGGCAAAGGCTCAGCATCTGCACCATGGCCATCAGCAGTTAATAATGCTACATACCACGGAGACTCAATGGTAAAGTCTGCACTTACAGTAAATCCAGAACTAAAGATTGTCTTTGTTAGATTTAACGATGTAACAAGTATTGGAAATTCAAGGGGAGATGCTAAGGCACTTGCCCAAGCAATTGACTGGGTTTCAAAGAATGCTTCAAAGTACAGTATTGACGCTCTTTCAATTAGTCAGTCTTCGGTAAGTGCAGGGAACCTTGCTCTATGCTCAACAGACACGGTTACTATTAACGCAGTGGCATCTTTAACTTCAAGCAATATTCCAGTTTTTGTTGCAACAGGTAATGATAAGCGACGAGATGTGGTTGGTTTTCCTTCCTGTGTGAGTGGCGTTATTGGTGTTGGAGCACTTGGCAATGCAACTCAACTAGAAACAGCAACAAATACAGGTCCTGGACTTGATATGGTTGCTCCTGGTAAGGTCAGCATTACCAAGTATAATGGATCCCCATTAGACACTGCTGGAAGTTCTGTAGCAACCGTAGTGTCAGCAGCATCATATGTAAACCGCAATACATTTAAGACCTTTGTAGAGTATCTAAATGCTCTTCCAAAGATTTTGATTGGAACCGCAACATATATTCGTAATTAATAAAATGTCCTAGGCATGACTCAAAACTGCCCATTGCCCTATAACTCAGATGGTAGAGTGCCGAACTGTTAATTCGGATGTCCCAGGATCGAGACCTGGTGGGGCAGCAAATGGTGTATAATTGTTATATCAATGTGCATTACATAAACAATAAAGGAGATAGACAGTGTTAAATTTAAATGGCCCGATGTTAAAGCCTAGCAAAGAGCATAAGTTTTTTGAAAAGTATTTAGATAACGATCTAGAAGAGTTATCAAAATTCTTAGAAAAGCAGTATGACTTAATTGAAAATGCAAAACTTGCTGGAGTTACATCAATGGAAAATGATCCAGGGTATTGGATTGATTCTAAAAGTCTGTCAACTGTAAAGTGGAGAGAGTATAACGTATTTCAGTTTTACCATTCATCAATCCATAAGTTGTATAAGGAAATTGTAAATACTGTAAAAGAGGCATGTGAATATTACGAAGTAGACTTTGATAAGCAGCAGTATTATATCCAAGGATGGTTTAATATTAATAGTGTTGCAAAGGGCGGAAAGTTGAACTGGCATGATCATGGTGGACCATTTGCGCCTCATTTCCATGGGTATTACTGTGTCAACGCTGAACCATCAACAACGCACTACCAGATTAACGATGGCTCAAATAGAATAGTTGAAAATATAAACAAGAACAACAGACTGATTCTTTCTGAAATGGGTCACCCACATGCTATGGGAGACTGGGAATGGGAAGGCTCTAGAATTACTATTGCCTACGATATTGAACCGCTAAGTTCTTTGCTTCGTGCTGGCAATTCTATCTCTGAGCAGCACTGGTTTCCATTGGTGTAACATGAAAAAAATAATAAAAAAAATTAAGATGTATTTTCTATTGAGGAAAATAAGAAAAAATGACAATACAGAAAAGTATATATACTAAGGATAAAGTGTGATAATCCTTGGTATTAATGAAACATCTCACGATGCATCTGTATCTTTAATCAAAGATGGAGAAATCCTATTTGCAGGGCATGCAGAAAGATATAGCAAACAAAAAAATGACTGGTATGTCAATAATAGTTTAATCAATGATGCTTTGTCATACGGTTTCCCTGATCAGATAGCCTACTATGAGAAGCCAATTCTAAAGGCCTCTAGGCTGCTTTTAAAGGGTGGTTCTGGTGATTGGATGCCTAGATATAATATAGAAAATATGTTTGGAAGGCCAGTTCCAACCAAATCATTTAAACATCATTATTCCCACGCTTGCGCTGGGTACTATACAAGCCCATTTAACGATGCCGTAGTTGTAGTTCTAGATGCAATAGGAGAATACAACACATCAACAATTTGGACAGGTGAAGGCGATAAACTTAAACTCAAATTTAAACAAAACTATCCAGTTAGTTTTGGATTATTCTATTCTGCATTTACAGATCTAATTGGACTTATGCCAAACCAAGAAGAATATATCATGATGGGGATGGCAGCCTACGGAGACTGGAAGAGATACTATAAAGAAGTAGATGAGTATTTTCCAAATTATCATACTCAAAAGTACAACTTTCATAAGGGAATCCACGACTGGGGTATTCCAATAACAGAGCAAGATAAGTTTGATATTGCAGCAGCGGTGCAGGTTGTTTATACAACAAGGCTCATGGAGTTTATGAGTATGGCAAAGATAATTACAGGCAAAAAGAACCTTGTATTTATGGGTGGCTGTGCATTAAACTCATCTGCCAACACATCTTTATGGAATATATTTGACATGATTTGGATAATGCCAAATCCAGGAGATGCTGGAAGTTCTTTGGGAGCAGCAGCAGCGCTATATGGAAAGCATATTGAATGGAAGACCCCGTATCTTGGTTATGATCTTGGTGGAGAGTATCCTATTCAGAAAATTGTTGACGGTATATTGAAAGATGGAATCGTAGCAGTAGCAACAGGTAGGGCTGAATATGGTCCAAGGGCTTTAGGCAATAGAAGTATCCTTGCAGATCCAAGAGATCCACTGATAAAAGACAAGGTAAACAGAATTAAGCAAAGAGAATTATTTAGACCATTTGCTCCTGTTGTTTTGGCTGATCATGCACACAAATGGTTTGATATGGATTTTGATAGCCCATACATGCAATATACTGTAAAGTGTTTACAGCCAGAAAAGATTCCTTCTGTGGTACATGAGGATGGCACCTCTAGAGTCCAGACAGTTACAAGAGAGCAGCACCCAGGACTATACAGGGCTATTAATAAGTTTTATCTTCAGACTGGTGTGCCAGTTCTTTTGAATACTAGTCTTAATATAAAAGGTCAGCCATTACTAAACGATGAGCAGGATATTTTAAAATGGGAAAAAGAGTATAGTTTTACAATATGTAAGTAAATGGTATAATAGATATGTCTTTGAAGGAGGCAGATTATGGCAGCAAAAGGAAGTTTAGAAGCAATCATTGAGGTTGCAAAGAAGGAAGTGGGCACAATTGAAGGCCCAAAAGATAATGAAACAAAGTACGGCGCTTGGATTAAGGTAAACTTCCAGCCATGGTGCCAGTCATTTGTTTCTTGGTGTGCATTTACAGCAGGGGTAAAGTCATTCCCTAAGTCAGCGTCAACAGTAGCAGCAGCAGACTGGTTTAAGAAGGCTGAGCGTTGGTCAGATGCTCGCAATGATGATCCACAGCCAGGAGACTGGATTTATTTTGATTTTCCAGAAGATGGTGTAAATCGTATTTCACATGTTGGTCTTTGCATTAAGAACAACGGAGATGGAACTATCCAAGTTATTGAGGGAAATACTTCAGGAACTGCTAAGGGAGATCAACGCAATGGCGGAATGTGCGTAGAAAAAACTCGTGGATATGTAAAGAATAATAAGAAGAAGTTGATGAATGCAGTAGTTGGTTGGGGTCGACCAGTCTATGCTGGAGAAGAAAGTGCTCCATTGCTAAATAAACTAGCAGCACCTGCACCCTCTACAGCAAAGACAGCAGCAAAGACAGTAGCAAAGAAGCCAGCAGTTAAGAAGGCAAAGTAGATGGAATCAACAAAGAGAACACTACTAAAAACAGCAAGTTGGGAAACCTTCCACCTAGTTGGTGTTGCTGGAGTAATTTATCTTTTTACTGGCGAATGGGAGTATGCTTCTCTTGGAGCACTGCTTTATATTGGTTGGGAAGCGATTGGATATTTTATCCATGAAAGAGTATGGGCTAACATTCCCCCAAAGGTTAAGGTGAAGTAATGCGTATTAAGATAATTAGGTTTGTGGTAAAGGCATTAGGATATGAGTGGGGCGGGGATAAACTAAACCTTCCATATTGGACCGTGAAAGAAAAGAAAAAGAAGTAATGCCAATATACGAATACAAGTGTGATTGTAACAATCAAATTGTTCCATTCAATACCAGTATTGCAAACTACAAAGAGACTTACCCTTGTGGTGAGTGTGGCGCAGACATGAAAAGGCACTACACTCCCATAGGGGCTCAGTTTACTGGTTCAGGATTTTATAGCACAGATAATAGGGGAAAATGATAACTAAAATACCAGAAGGACAGATATGCCAGGCATTTGATCCAAAAATGAACTTGCATCCAGATATTCTAAAATCACATGGGGTTACTCAGAATGCTAATTCTTCTTGTTTAACTCAGGCATATGTTTATGTAGAGGGAAAGCACGGGAAAAAATTCCTTTGCGACTATCATTATTACTATGAACTATATATGAATAAGCAAGGATACTCTGCTCCTGGAAGTTCTTGGGAAGATATTCAACATTTTATCATAGACGAAACAGAAAGAGTAAAGGAAACATTTGCAAAGAATGTTACAACTACTGAGACGCTGGGCCATAAATGTTCTCTAATAAATTCTTTTAACAAAAGTCATGGTTGTACGGCTGAGGCCTTTGTAAAGGTAAACCCAATCAAAATGGTCAGTGGCAAAATAAACTTTACTGTATTCAAAGATGGAAACGATATTACAAAAGATATTTTTTATTGTAATTTTCATTTTAGAAGAGAGTATCACAGATACTATAATAATGGCGTTGTCTATGAAGACTATCACAAAATTCTAGACGAAAGATCTAGGATGACAGTTACACTTGCCGAAGAAGCAGCAAATTTAACTTATGTGTAGGTCTGCCTTGACATCTTGGACAGATTGGTGTAGAATTGAATATATTACAAACAGTTCAAGAAGTGGGGTATACTATGAATACAATGATTGAGACACCTGTAGAAGCAAAAGAGTGGGTATTAAAGGCCACTGATCGATGTGATTCTTGTACTGCAGAGGCATTAGTTCAGGTTACTGGTCTAAATGGAGAACTGCTTTTTTGCGGACACCATTATAATAAGATTATGAATAACCCAGAGGGTTATAAGAAGATGATGTCATTTATGATTAATGTCATTGATGAGCGAGACAAGTTAATTGAAAATAAAGCAAAGGAAGCGCCACACGCATGATTATTCAGATTATTGGTCTACCAGGATCAGGGAAGACAGAACTAGCAAAAGCACTAAAGGATAGAATTAATGCAATTCACCTTAATGCAGATGAAGTTCGTGCGACAGTAAATTCTGATCTAGGGTTTGCTCCCGAAGATAGGCTTGAGCAGGCTCGTCGCATGGGAGAGATGGCAAGGCTAATTGCCAAGCAAGGCGTTGCTCCAGTAATCGTTGACTTTGTATGCCCAACAGAATTGACTCGTGCAGCATTTGGTAAGCCAGACATTCTAATTTACATGGACACAATCAAAGAAGGACGTTTTGAGGATACGAACAAAATGTTTGAAGTACCTACAGATTATGATTGGTCATTTTTAAATCATACACTAGAGGCATATGATAAGGCTAGTGTAGTTATTGAAGAGTTTAAATTGCATGATTGGTCTGCACCAACTACCCTAATGCTTGGTCGCTATCAACCATGGCATGAAGGTCATCATGCTTTGTATGAAGAAGCAGGGAAAAGAACAAGCCAGGTACTACTAGGTGTGCGTAATACATATAAGACAAGCGAAAAGGATCCTCTTAATTTTGATGAGGTAAAGTCTTATATTGCAAAGGATTCTTTTATGGATGATGCCATGGTTCTTAGACTTCCAAACATTACTAACATTGTTTATGGTCGTGATGTAGGATATAAGATTGAACAAGTAGATTTGGGAGCAACTATTCATGCTATTTCGGCTACTGAAAAGCGTAAAGAACTGGGTATTTAGTATCTTTTTAGATAACAAGATAGCAGACAACGAAGCAAGATTATATTTTGGAGATGATTATGACAGTAAAGAAAAGTAGGTCGTTTGCTAAGTCATTAACTTGGAGAGTTGTTGCACTAATAACAACATTTGTAACCCTTTATGCACTTAGCAAAGATATTAATATGGCTACAATGGCAACAGTAATCACAAATACTGTTAACTTTGTATGTTATTACTACCATGAAAGAATTTGGAATGCAGTTAATTGGGGGAAAGAATGACAGTAACCAAGGCTAGATCTTTTACCAAGGCTTTAAGTTATCGTATATGGGGAACTTTGTCTTCATTTGTTGTTGCCTATGTTCTTACTGGTGACGCAACCCTTTCAGGGGCTATTGCCTTTTGGGAAACGGTAGTTAAAGTATTTATCTACTACGCACATGAGCGTGGTTGGAACAAAATCCAATGGGGGAGAAAATAATGTATGAATACTATGTAAGAAAAGTAGAGAACGTAGTAGATGGAGATACCATCGATGTTCTAATTGATCTAGGGTTTGATATCCTATTTGCATCTCGTGTAAGACTGGCTGGTATTGATACCCCTGAGTCTCGCACAAAGGATCTTGCTGAAAAGGCACTTGGTCTTGAGGCTAAGGAATATCTAAAGAAGCACCTAAAGGATGCCAAGTCTGTTGTTATTAAGACTGAAAAGATGGACTCATCTGAGAAGTATGGTCGCATTTTGGGCTGGGTATATGTAGATGGCAACACTATATCCCTTAATGATATGATGATCAATGATGGCTATGCTTGGGGATACCTAGGAGATACCAAGGTTAAGGACTTTGATGCTCTTGCAAAGGCTAGAAAGAAGTCTGGCAAGTGACCAATGTTCTTTACTTTACAGCAGACTGGTGCAATCCTTGTCAAAGGACAAAACCAGTTGCAGAAGAACTTCATGCAGAAGGACTAATAAACTTTGAGTTTATTGATGCTGATGCAAACATTGATCTAATCAAAAAGTTTGATATTAAGGCTGTGCCAACATTCATATTAGTTGAAAACGACAAAGAGATTCGTCGAATGAATGGTACAAAAACTCGTCAAGACTTTTTAGATTTTATTTCTAAGGAATAGTATGGATGAGTTTGACATTGTAGACAATCTAGTGCTTAAGGGTGGTCTAGAGTTTGCAGGGAAAGATCCTGAAACTGGAGAGGCCTTATATAGGCCTACAGATAAACTAAAAGATATTGACCATAAACTTAATCAAGAACTTTCAACATATTTTTCAGAGGTAACTTTAAAACTATGGGAAAAAAGTTTTTTAGACATGGATGTCACGGAAGAAGATCCAGTAGTTAAACTTGGGCCTAAATCTTTTAATGCTTATTCTATAAAGTCTTTACCAACAGATGAGAGGCTTGTTATGGAAGAAATCATTAAGGCTCTTTTAAATAAAAACTGATATACTAATATATAGGAGTATTTATGAATAACATTTATGGTGCTATTGGAATAACAGTCATTACCTTATTAGTTATTTATATTCTATTGCTCAGAAATAGTATAAAGAATAATAAGCAACCTATTATAAGCCAATCAATGTTGCAATACAGATATAGCAATAGGAAAAGAAATTCTAGGAAGATAAAGGTTAGAACCCAGTCAAAGGTCCATTATGATAAAAATAACATAAAAGTTATTATTTTTGATAATGATGCCTATTGGATCAAAGACAACATCTTCTATAAGGCACCACTCGTCAATGAACTTATTGATAAGGAAGCAGCAGAGCAAGTTGACACAATACACATGGATAAGGTACAATTGGATAAGATGTTATTTATAATGGATAAACTAAGAGAAGGGATTGAGGATGATAGTAGGAGTTCAAGGGACGAGTAGTTTTGATAACTACCAGGTTTTCCTTCGATCTATGGCCGTTGCCCTTTCTGAGTTAATGGAAGGCGACAAAGACTTTCATATATATTCTGCAGGGCCAAACAATATTAATATGATGTCGATGGAGTTTGCAAATTTGTCTGAGAAGGGGATGAAGTCAAGAGGAAAGAATATTAAGTTCTTCAAGGTTTCTCCTCAGTGGTTGGAAGAAAACATATCTGAAATAAATCATTTTGCTTTTTTGTCTAATCCAAAAGAGCCAGTATCTAAGATTGTACATATATCAAAACTAAATAATATAAATACAAATGTATATAACTTTTAGTAAAATATACACAAACCTGTGCTTTTGCACATAAACAGAACGGAACAAATATGAAATTAATTAATTCTTTAGAAACTATGGAATCTATAGTAAACAAGAATAAGCAACTATCTTGGGATGGGTGGACTGTTGTAGAGACATTTCCATCAGAGAAGGCATACTTCTCAAAGTTTGGGATCTATAAAAACAATAAGTGGCAGATGAAAAAAGAGTTTGTTCCTTCTACCCAAGGTTGGGAAATTCCTGATAAGTATGTGATCTAAATGAATAAATTTAAATGGAAAGATGATGCTGTCTGTTTGGACTACGATACAAATCTGTTTTTTGAAAAGTATGAAGATGATGAACTGTTAAGACCAGCGATTGATGAACTATGCTTTTCTTGTCCAGTAAGAAAAGAATGCTTCTCTGTTGGAATATCTGGAAAAGAATGGGGAGTCTGGGGTGGGGTATACCTAGAAAATGGGGAACTATCTAAAGAGTTCTCAAGCCATAAGAGCAAGAATGACTGGGGCAAAACCTGGCAGTCACTAACGATGGAGTAGGACTATGTGGTCATGGATTTTAGCAATATTGGGTATAAGCGGGATATTCCTTGTTGGTCGTAAAACAATATGGGGGTGGCTAGTACTTTGTACTAATGAAATTCTTTGGGTTACTTATGCAATAATGACAAAACAGTATGGCTTTATAGCGATGGCAATTGCTTATGTTATTGTATACCTAAAGTCATATTTTCACTGGAAGAGAGAAGAGTAATGTATACAGATCAAATGAGGCGGGCCTTTAGTTCCGTAAAACATTTTTGTCCACCTGGTTTTGTCCTTGAAGTGATTGATAATGATAACTTCATTACTCTAAGGGCTAGTGAGCCACACTTTATGGTTCTGACTGGAGAAGATAAGATCCGTGCAGTTGAATATATGATCCGCTCAAAAAAGGCATTAGAGGATAATGGAGCAATTGTTCTTCTTGTTAGAGAAGGCGGTAAAGAACTATGATACAGTCAATCTTATTGGTTATCCTATCGATAACATCAACAACATTTGGTTTCCTATTTTATCTTCAAAGAAAAAAGACACTGCAGGTTATTGCTCAGATACTTGAATTCATTATGATCCAAGAGTCTCAGCAGCAGGAAACGAAGACGGACAAGGATAAGGCCAATGAAGACTTTCTAAAGTTTATTTCAGATTCCCGTGACTGGGCTTATACCTATATAGATGAGGTTCAGGCTACATTAAGTAAGTTTATTACTGATATTGAGCCAGAGATAAACTATTTTAAGGAGTACGGAGACCTTGCTTCTATGTCTCCTAACTATTACTCAATGAAAAAAATTGCAGGGGCATATGAAGAACTAAAGAAACTCTTGCCAGAAGACTATGGTAAAATAGATACATGATAAAAAACCCTTCTGAAAAAGACGAGATCTATTTAGCAAATGTTGCTAAGATAGGTAAATCTATAGAGAACATACAGTATATGGAAAATGTATTGTCTGAAGAAGAACATAAGGCTCTTCTTGATTATGTAAAAAGTGCTGACTCATGGAAAGAGCAACCATGGAAGGCTATTACGATTGAATCAGAAAACCTGCCTGAAGAAATTATTGAGATGTTGGATAAAATCTTTAAACTTGTTTATAAAAAATCTGTAGATCTCTATGATGTTGCAATCAATCCTTTTCACAACTCTGCACTACATGTAGTTAAGTTTGTAAAAGGTTTTCATTTAGGACCACATGTAGACACGCTGTCGTCCGAAGGCAATCACATTGCTTCAGTATACTATATCAATGACGACTATACTGGTGGAGAGATAAACTTTCCAGATCATAAACTAAAGATTAAACCAAAAGCAAATAGCCTAATAATCTTTCCTGGAAATGAAAACTACTTACACGAAGTGCGTAAAATTGTTGATAATGACAGATATAGTTCTGCTATGTGGTTTCAATTTACTGGTTCTACCTTTAATAAAAAAGCAGAATGGTATAATTAGAATATGACACAGCCTAATCTAGGAAACTCTGTAGATAATATACAGATTACAGAAAATGTTTTATCTGAAGAAGAACACAAGAAACTTCTTGAGTATGTAGTATCAGTTGATTCTTGGAATACCCAGCCGTGGGGAGTTAAGTTTGTTGTATCAGCGGAAATGCCAAGAGCAATTGTTCAAATGCTAGATAAAATTTTTGAAATTGCTCATGAAAAATGTACTAATGCATATGGTGTAGAACTATATCCATTTAAAAAAAATCAAGTTCCTCTAATAAAATTTGAAAATGGGTATAGCATGAATGAGCATGCAGACACAGCAGGAGATTTTGCAGCAATATATTATATTAATGACAATTACATTGGTGGAGAGATAAACTTTATGGATCATGGTTTAAAAATTAAACCAAAGGCTAATAGTTTTGTAACATTTCCAAGCAATTCAGACTACTGGCACGAGGTGCTAGAAAATACTGGAGGAGAAAGATACTCTGCCACTCTTTGGTTTAAGTTAGATGGTTCTAGCATTGAGCGACCAAAGCGTGGTCTGATTAGATAAATGATAACTTTCAAGAGATATGAAGATCGTGCATACGATGCATTTTACTCATGCAATGTGTCTGATTGTGAACTTGAAGCAGAAAAAATATATGCAACAGAAACATCAATAGTTGATGTTTGTTTAACACACTACAAAGAGTTAGTAGACAGGAACTACAGATGAAAGATATTATATTATCAACATTAACAGGTTTTGGATGTGGCGTAGTTTTCGCAGCATTCAAATTGCCAGTACCAGCACCACCAGTTTTTGCGGGAGTCGCAGGAATTATTGGTCTATGGATTGGTTTTACAGTACTAACAAGAGTTATATCCTAGGAGGAATAATATGACACATCACAACGAAACAAACTCACAGATCAAGGCAGCACTTGCATCATACGGACGATCAGTTCTCGGTGCAGCAGTTGCTCTTTACGCATCAGGCGTAACTGATCCACAAACACTTGCATACTCACTACTTGGAGCAATTGTTCCAGTGGCCTTGAGAGCAGTAAACCCTAACGACAAGGCATTTGGTAAGTTGCCATCAGTTGAAGAGGTAGATGTAGCGGTAAAGACTGCTAAGGTAGTTAAGAAGACCGCTAAGAAGGCTCCTGCTAAGAAGGCAGCAGCAAAGAAGTAAGTAATTAGATTAGCAGGCTAGGGTAGTTGACTAGCCTGTTTTTCTATGCTATAATATTTATACCTGCCCAAATGGGGGGTAAATTAATTTATTCGCTTGAAAGGGGAATAACATGGTAAAAACAGCACTGGATCTTTTTAATGATCCATTTTTTAACACCTTCTCAAATCTACAGAAGGTAACAACAACAACAAACTATCCACCTTATAATCAGGTCAAACTAAATGACAAAGAATATATTCTTTCATTTGCTTTGGCTGGTTTTTCTAAGGATGATGTTTCAGTATCGCTAGACAATCGCAAACTTACAATCAAGGGCGAGAAGAAGGATGCTGAATTGCCAGAGGGTGCAGAGTATCTACACAAGGGCATTGCTGCTCGGAAGTTCACAGATATCTTTACTCTTCCTGAGTTTGTTGAAGTTGTTGGGGCTGAGTTCAAGGACGGTATCCTAGATATTAGACTTGAGAAGCAGATCCCAGAAGACAAACTACCAAAGACTATTGAAATTCAGTAGTATAATGGACAACATTCCGCTATAAGACTTAATAGGTTTTACAACGGATGCTCCTATGAGTGGAGAGTTGGCAGGAGTCGAACCTTCGTGGCCGATAGACCTGAGCAGTCGTCTATAAACTGCTCATTTGTTATAGTTTTTTTTGATATATATTTCATGAAATCCTAATTCATGTAAAACTATACCATCAACAGACCAGTTATCGTTAAAGTGTAAAAACTCATTTACGCTATTGTAAGTTCCTATATGTTTCCCATAGTTAATACTATCGTAATTTATGTAAGCAGTTAGACCTATAACACCACCAACGCTAACTAGTTTTGAGCAGTGTCGTAAAAGTTTCCTTAGCATAAGTCTTTCTGAATCCATATCAAAAAAAATAAAGTCATACTCTTTATCTAGAGTAGGAACGATTTCTCTTGCATTCCCAACTATAGTATTTACATTTGGGTGGTAAGAAAATTTATTTTTTATATACTCTTCATGCGTCATTGACTCATCATAAGGACGATGTGCCTCTGATTCTAAAATACCAAAAGCATTGTTATACATATCTAAAAGATCTGCACTTCTGGCATTTGTCATATCTATAAATAATTTGGCCGAAAACCCCCATGCAACACCTATCTCTAGATAAGATATATTTTTATTTAAAGTTTTTGCATAGTCTTTTCTTGAACTAAATAGTTTTGCATTATTTAATTGATCTTGAGATATAGGGTATGCCTCTTCAATCTCATGATCTTCATATGTTACTTGTTCATCATATTTTAGTGGTGGTATTTGTGTTTTTTTTGCAGTCCGACCAGATGCATCATTCATAAATAAAGTATAGCATATTGCAAAATAATATAGCAGTATAATTGGTATGTCCCACACAGGACCTTAGTGATGGATTAGTTACCCATTGGATAGAGACCGTGGCGCAAGTCAGGTGAATTACTTGTGTGGGACCTAACATTTGGCGGTATAATAATATCAATGACTAACAAAGAGTTAGAAACCTATAATAAGCAGCAGTATAAGAAAATGCTTGCTAAGATAAAAGAGGATTCTGGCTGTGTAGACTGCGGAATCAATAATCATATTATCTTAGATTTTGACCACATAAGAGACAAAAAATATAATGTTTCAAGGATGATCCATGATGGATTCTCATGGAAGGCTATCAAAAAAGAGATTGAAAAGTGTGAGGTAGTATGTGCAAACTGCCATAGAATAAGGACGCATAATAGGCTAAACGGCATGATATAATGGTTATATGGAAGAATTGATTAACTTGCTAAAGGTGCTCCTTGCGGACAATATTACCCTCAAGTTGAAAGCCCATGGATATCACTGGAATGTAGAAGGCGATGACTTCCCACAGTTCCACGATTTTTTTGGCGATATCTATGCAGACTATGAGTCAGCAACAGATACATATGCAGAGTGGCTTCGCAAGTTAGATGCATATGCACCTTTTAAACTATCTAGATTTATAGAACTAAATGAAGTTGGAGAACCAGATGTTACCTCTGATTCAATGATGATGTCTAAAGATTTGCTTGCAGCAAATGATATGGTACTTGCAAAATTGACTGACGCAGTTGAAATGGCTACAGGAAATAGACAGCATGCATTAGCAAATTTCTTTGCGGAGCGAATGGATCAACATCAAAGATGGCACTGGATGCTATCTGCATCTCTAAAAGAAAATGAAGTAGACTAATATGATTAACGAAATACTTCCAACATCAACATACCAAGGTTGCGAATGTCCAACATGCAAGGAACTCAATGTTGACTGTGCAGATTGTCCAGTCTGTGCTAATCCAGTTCCAGAAATAGATTCAGAAGTTGCAATGGCAATGTATGATTCTTCAGTTGAAAAATCAGAATGTTGTCCAGAAGATATTTCAAAGCAAGCACCTTGCTGGGATGGGTATGTCCAGCGTGGGATGAAGCCAGGAGACAATGGTAAGCCTGTTCCTAATTGTGTGCCTGCTGCGAAGGCAGATGATCTATTTGAAGATGATGACACAGTAGAATATGAAACAGATTCAGTATCAAAGGCTGATGGGTACTCACCACCAGCAGGAGCAAGATCTGCTGCTCGTAGAGCAATTAAGTTTAAAGAAGATGGCAAGGCTAATGGTGCAGGAACTGCAGTTGGCTGGACTCGTGCAGGGCAGTTAGCAAGAGGAGAGTCTTTATCTCTTAGTACTGTTAAAAGAATGTACTCATACTTCTCTCGTCATGAAGTAGACAAAAAGGGTAAAGACTGGGGAAACTCAGCAAACCCTTCTAATGGATACATTATGTGGCTTGCTTGGGGTGGAGATGCAGGATTCTCTTGGTCAAGATCAATCGTTAATCGTGAAAAAGATAAAGCACTATTTGCTGACTTTGGAAAAGATTATACAAAAAATAAAACAGAAAGATATACAATATAATGCCAAAGAAAAAAGCAGCAGCATTTAATCCTGTTCAAATCAAAGACGGATGGATTGTTAGACTATATAAAGATGGTCGCATTAAGTCTAAAGTTGCGCCATACGAACCAAAACACCCTAAAAAATAATACTAATCTGGTAACTTGTGAAAATAGGCCATCATCAATTTGATAAGGCGTTGATTTAATCCAGGGTGAAATCCATCAAAAAATTTTAAAAAATTCTCATCATACATGCATGAGGCAACCATATTTGAAATAAATCTTTTATCTGTTACAAAAAACCAGTCATCAATATGTTTAATAAAAAGATCAAAGCAGTCTTCTGAAACTTTATCTTTTAAAGGAACATTATTTATAACTAAATAAGCAAGAGAATCAACTAAATGAACTGCTTCTTCGGTCATATTTGCCCAGTCTTCTTTAGAAAATTTAGACAAACTCTCTTTACAATCTATAACCTTTTCATCATTTGGAGAACTTTCCATCCACTCACGCCACAATTGAACACACTTTACTTTTTCCATAAACTCATTATACACTACTAATGCTCGGTACCCCTGGCAGGAATCGAACCTGCGACGCATGGCTTAGAAGTCCATCGTTCTGTCCACTGAACTACAGAGGTATAGTAGGCCTAGAAGGTAATGCTCCTTCTTCTCAGGATTAAAAGTCCTGAGCATCACTTTAATGCTTTAGGCCCAAAATTAATTAACTATGCCATTCGTCAAAAGATATTCCGCATCTACCACAAATACCCTTAGCCTTGTTCTCTGGGGTAACAAACATATGATCGCAGTACTCTCTAGGATTAGTATGTTCTTTAACGCTTTCAATACACGCTGCAACAGCCTTAAACCAGTTCTTTGCCCCTGGGTACTCCATGTTAGAAGTAATTCCACGAGAAGCATGTTTATACCAATTGATAATCAAACCATTCTTTTTATATACAAAATTTGGAGGACAGCCTTTAGCATGTGGCTCATTAGAATCTTCTGCCTCGTCAATACCCCAGCCTGCGCCACACCAACAGTATGATCGCATTTCAAAAACATCGTTTATATAGTCTGGCTCGCCAGAATTTGAGGTAAGTAAATTACCATAACCATATTCTCCGTAAGATTGTCCACGGAATTCAGCGATAACTTCAGCAATCATATGAAGTCCATCACTAGCCCAATCAGCCTCGTATTGTTGTACTGGAGTATTACTAAGAAACAAACCAAGTTCCATTAAAAGATACCATCAATTTCTTTTTTATCCAAAGTAAAATAGTTTTCTTGTGATCCAAACTTCATCTTCTTCAAGCGCTTATTGATCGCTCTCCACATACCCCATTCAGTATATGCAAGCCCACCCTTACAAGCGTTACCCCAGTAGCCTTCTTCTGGCTTCTTCCCCATTTGTTTCCACTCTTGAATATCCCAAAACCTTGCTCTTGGACCATACGCCCAACTGCGATGTACTTTAACTATATATCTGGGTTTATCTTGCATTTGCATCATCCTTTGTCCACTCATATACACTATCATACAGGTAGTTCATTACTTCGTCAATAGCCCCTCCCATAGTTGGAGCGGTAACTTCACAATAAATATCCTGTGATTCAGAATGGAGGTTTGCTTCCCAATGGCTAAAAAATCCACCATAGTTAACCTTAGTAATCTTAATAGTTACAGAGTCTGAATAGTCTAATTGATCTTCAGGCCATTCCATTTTATCCATTACTGAAAACCACACACGCAATTATCATGAGAGCAGTTGTTCACAGTCCACTGTTGTGGCGGTACTGTTAAGGTTTGGCCAATACCTGGATGAGTAAGTGTAGGTGCAGTCATCTTCAACTGATAAAACTCCTTAGCAGTCTCATAGCCCGCACGATAAGCCTCATCTAATGCTTGTTTAATGAGTTTAACTTGGTCATCTGTTAGTCCTGTTGGATTAAATATAATAATTGGTGAATTTGTCATTTCATCTCCTTTGTATTAAATAAATTCCTCCATGAATGGAAAGCCCATCCATTTCGGGTACGGTAATAAGTAAGTTCAAATATAGCATACTCTGTTCTTACATGATCAATAACTGTCTTAGTTATATCTGAGGTATTATAGAATTTACCCTGCATTGGTCCATTAATTGCGATCATCAAAAAACTCTTCTCTAATTGATACTCCAATAAGGTATGAAGCAAAGGCTAAACCAGACCCCATAAAAAGCACAACAAACACTGTTGTATGAAATACCCCAAGGTATAGAAATAATCCTAGGGGAATTGCTCCTGTTATAAAATCTTTAATCATCTTATCCCTTCCTCAATTCCGCTTTTAGTTCTCGCTTAATAGTTTTCCATTCATGCTCATGATAATACCAACGATTAGCATTATCATTAATAGCATAGGCTTCTACTTCTTCTGCTGTACCCCAAAAAATACCCTTAACGATTTCTTCCTTTAGTTCATCAACCTGTTCTTGGTTTTCACAACTTTCAAGGGCATCGCAATAAGAGCATGATCCGTACCCAACCACAATAAAACCAAACTTATCTTCATTTTTTAGCAGGTATACATAATCACCCTGCCAATCACCAATATTCCAATCTTTAATAATGGTTCCAGCAGAGGCAACTAAAGAGTCATATGAATCACTTGGCATAAACCATTCATCTTCCATTACTTGCTCCTTTGGTAATCTCTAACCATTTTAATGTCTTCATCTGTTTCTGAATATGGAATTGTGGCAGGGGATTGATATAAGCAAGGCCTGCAAGGTATATGTCTCTTATGCTCTACACATACTATACCCCAATCATATCCTTTTTGAGTAATATTGTCAAATAAGGTCTTGGGCAAGTCGTTCACGATTAGCCTTTCTTATTTCATCACATGTATCACACAATGTTTTAGACCATCCACCTTCACGCAATTTTACGGTATTATCATAATACTCTTTGCCACGAAAAGATCCTTTTCCACAGGTTTCGCATGTTTTAGAAGCCTTATAGTAAGCATCGGCTTGGCAGTCATACATAATATCTCTTGCTACTCCAACATTTTCAGTATCAAAGTAAAATCGCAAACCACCAAACTTTTCTTTGATTTGATTAATTTTATAATTAGGATCTAAATAAGTTAGTTTCTTATCTAATTCATCAAGAATCCAATCCCATCCTTTGCCACAATAGGCAATTTTATCCCATTTCAAAGGTAATTCCTCTGCAACATCCGCAACATCCATGTACTCCATCATCATCTCCATTTCTAATACTAAATTCATCTGGGTCAGGGTGTCCGACTCCATGTTCACAAATTCTTTCCACAATCATTCTATCAAACCTAAACGATTGTGGCAAGTGCCTCATGTGGTGATCTGAGCGATTATGCAGGGTACAAAAATCACCACGGCACACAGATTCCTCATGACAACCAATCCAATTATCAGTATGTTCAAGAAACATATTAGTACTACGTAATGGATCAAACTCACGAGTCTTATTAATTCGTCTCATTTGTGATTTACTGTTCATTTACCTTCCAATACCCAGTTAATTGATTTAATAGTCTTATATATATAATACTTATCATCATCTAGTTGATACGATTTACCTAAAGATTCTAGTTCTTTCCATGACATTCCCGCCTTTTTAAGCAGGGCATCACGGCTTGACATCAACTCTTCTTGAGTTTTAATAATCATCCTAACTCCTTCTCAATAGCCTGAATAGTGGGGCAGGGATAAAAATTTAGTCTACCAATGCCACAGTCGCAGTAAGTTTCTTTTATTTCTGAATCTTTAAGAACAAAGTGTACTGGCTTATGTAGTTTAACTACCGCACGAAGTGCAGCCCAAGAGGAGGTGTGTCCAAGAACATCGATCTTATCTAATATCTCGTCATATGTCATATACCTATAATACTCCTATATCGCTGCAAAGTCAAGTGTCCCTCATTGGATTCGAACCAATGCTGTATAGATTTTAAGTCTACTGCCTCTACCACTGGGCTAGAAGGACTTGCTCTCCCCCAAGGATTCGAACCTCAATAGCCAGGACCAAAACCTGGAGTCCTACCGTTAGACGAGGGGAGAAAAGCGGAAGTAATAGGATTCGAACCTATGGATCTTTCGATCTACGATTTAGCAAACCGTTGCATTCGACCACTCTGCCATACTTCCGTAGCCCCAACGGGAGTCGAACCCGTCTTGCCAGATTGAAAATCTGGAGTCCTAACCGATAGACGATGGAGCCTTAGTGCTTCTCACAGGACTTGAACCTGTAACCCCCAGATCCTAAATCTGGTGCCTCTACCAATTGGGCTAGAGAAGCCTTGCAGAGTCTCTAGGAGTCGAACCTAGGCTTACCGCTTTGGAGACGGTAGTGCTTCCGTAACACTTAGACCCTAAGTGCCAGCCACGGCTTTGGTTCTTAACCTAAACCACCTGCTGGCTGTTATACCTAGTCACGACCACAGAGCAATCTCCATCAGCCTGAACGCCTTCGTATGATGTAGGTGACAGCGTAAGGTTCAGTATAACCATCTTTGCATGGATTGTTCAGATCCATACTCTGAGAGCGGATGATCAGAATCGAACTGACCCCTTCTGCTTGGAAGGCAGAGGCACTACCAATATGCAACATCCGCATTACACTATTTAATTATTTTGTACATCTGGAAGGACTTGAACCTTCGGCTCTCTGCATATAAGGCAGGTACTCTAACCAACTGAGTTACAGATGCTTAGTACACCAGGTAGGACTTGAACCTACGATAACCGAATTATGAGTTCGGGGCCTTGACCAACTTGGCTACTGGTGCTAGTCCCTATTTAATTAATATTCCAAAGAATGTTCCAATAAGAAAAGACATTATTCCAACAGTCCAATAGTACTGTTTCTTAATATGTTCTTTTATTATATACAACTTAATTTCTTCTGGAATCTTTTTTAACTTATCGTGATCAATCATTTAGTTAATCCTTAAATATTTTGAGATGCAAGATATAAAGACTGCTGAATAATCTGCTCTCTCAAGAAAGCCTGTTTTCTTTCAAACTTAGAAAGTTGTGGTTTTGCCTGAACTCTCTTCTTGTTCTTATTTGCTCGTTTGATCTTGTGCTGAGACACCTTGTTATTAGACTGTTTCATTTATATCACTGACTTTCTGCTGTATTGTCACAAGGACAAATGATTGATTCTGGTAATTCGTGAACACTTGTTTCAATTGTGATCACAGTTTCACACTCTTTGCATTCATAGACTTTTTTAATTTGTTCGCTCATATACTAATCATACCATACTGAACAATCGGTGTCAAGACTTGTCTCCATCCCAGTTTCCGATCTTTGTAGTTGGAATGCCATTAGCGCCCCAAAGAGTAATTATGCTAGGATTGTCATCAACTGCATGGACTACATGCCAATACTTTTTAATTTCATTTAGTATATCTGCTTTAACCTCGTAGTCAGGTCTAACATCTCCATCTTTACGCATGTATAGCGCATTGTGTCCGATATCGTTTTTAGCAAGCCAATACGATGTAAGCCCACGCCATTTTTCCATTCTAGATGTAACAATAATTACATCCATCTGATCAAAAAAAGCATTGTTAAGCATCTCTACTACCTCGATATGTGGCAGGGCATCAATAGAAGCCTCATGAAAGGCGTTGTAATCCTTATTAGAGCCACGAACAAGGTGTATATATGGATCTACATTGGCAAGAGTTCCATCCACATCAAATATGTATGCTGGTCTTTTAATTTTGATCCACCTTATATGTCATTGCAACATAGCAGGCAACATATCCCATAACAAATGCTGGAATTAAAAATAGTGCATGAATCATTCAGTATCCTCCAATACTTTATCAAATAGTTTATCATCTTTTGGCACCCAAACTTTTTTACCGTCTTTCCAAACTGGCCAATACCCAAGACTGCGCCAGTCCATAGACATTATTTTAGGATCTTTTGGCATTAACGCACCAAACCTTTCCATCGCTCATTGTTTGGTGGGCTTCCCAAAACCACTCTGAGCCTTTGCCCAAATTGCAAATCTCGCAGTGCTCTTCTGATGTCTTCATATATCAATTATACACTTTTTAGAGGAATAAGTCAAACTGCATATCTTTAATTATATAAATTGTAAAAAAATTCTGCCATGTGCGTATGGAAATGAATTCCTGGATGGCAATATCTTGTAGTTTTTTTACCATCTCTGACTGAATAGTCTCTTCCATCAAGCCATGATATATGCTCTCTAAATATAGAGTTATGGCCTAGTTGACATGTGTTTATTACAAAGTCTCCAGCACCAAGTTGGTTATTAGAAGGGAAGAATGGTGTATAGTTTTTTAATTTAAAATTTCTAAACTTGCTTAACT